CATTGTTGCCTAGTGGCAAACCAACATGGCCTGAGATGTGGAAAGAAAAAGATCTTTTAGCTGTAAAAGCAGCTTTGCCTATATCTAAATGGAATGCTCAATGGCAACAAAACCCGACAGCAGAAGAAGGAGCGATATTTAAAAGAGAGTGGTGGAATGTATATGATGGTCAAACCATACCTGCGTTAGATTATGTAATACAGAGTTATGATACTGCGTATACCAAAAAAGAGACAGCAGACTTTTCTGCAATCACAACGTGGGGAGTTTTTCGCCCAGATGAAGAAACAGAGGCTTTGATTTTAATTGACTCAAAGAAAGGAAGATGGGATTTTCCTGAGTTGAAAAAGGTCGCATATGAATTATATAAATATTGGAATCCAGATTGTGTTTTAATAGAGGCTAAGGCATCAGGTTTACCTTTGTCTCAAGAACTTCGCAGAACGGGTATTCCTGTAGTAAACTACTCACCTGGAGGAAGAAACTCTGGAACAGACAAAATTAGTAGAGCAAACGCAATTGCTCCTGTTTTTGAATCTGGAATGGTGTGGGCTCCAGATGAACCTTGGGCAGAAGAAGTTGTTGAAGAGATGGCAGAATTTCCGTATGGTGACCATGATGACTTGGTTGATAGTGCGGTTCAAGCTGTTTTGCGGTTTCGTCAGGGTAACTTTATTGGTTTACCCTCTGATTATATTGAGGACGAAATGGGTCCTCCACAATTTTCGTATTACTGATAAATGGAAAAATTAAACGCAGAAACTTTAGATACTTTATTTGCTAATCCAAATGTGCAGAACATGGCAGAACTGATTGGTAAATATGAATCAAACAATACATATGATATAAATGTTGGTGGGGCTAAGATTGATGTAAGCGATGGCTCAGAACACCCTCGACAGTTTGATGTAAAAACAAAAGAGGGTAAAAGTTCTGCAGCTGGTAGGTATCAGATTACTTCGACTACTTTTGATGATATTACTAGCCAAAACCCTCAAGCAGAAATTACAGATTTTTCTCCTACATCGCAGAACAGAGCTTTTGTTTTGTTATTGCAAAGAAGAAAAGCTTTAGAGCCAGTTTTAAAGGGAGATTACACTACAGCAGTAGAGTTATTAGCAAATGAGTTTGCTTCTTTGCCTTCAGCTAAAACTAGTCAACCTAGAAAAGGTTATGATGAAGTCGAAAGAGATTTTGCTTTTTACAAACGTCCTAAAACAGTACCAAGAGAGTTAGCAGGAGATCTTCCTCCTGTTACTCCTGATCAAATAAAAAATGCTAATTTTAGTATTTTTGGAGAATTTGTTTCTCCTGACAAAGAAGGTAAAAGTCCTACAGCTGGTAGATATCAACAACCGTCTAGCTATGATATTGCCGCGTCAATTCAATTTCTTTCGGAAAATCAAACTCAATCAGAGAAAGATTTTTTATCTGCCGTGAGCCTTGGTGCAATGCCCAAGAAAGGTAAGATTGACCCTTTGTCCAAGTTTCTTAAAGAGTCTGCTCAGGATGAGACTGCTTTAGATGTTATGGTCGAGAAACAAGAACCAAGGAACAAGGTTCCTTCTATAGAGGGAGTTAAGAAGTTTCAAGATGGGGGTGAGGTAGAATTCAAAATGCCTAGATCTGCTTTAGTTGGTGACGATATTATTGAGATACCTGAGAGTCAGCGTAAGGTTACTTTGACTATGAATGATTTAGAAAACCTAGCAGATGCCGCGAGTTTTGTTCCTGTTCCTCAAGTTAAGTTTCCTGCGAAAGCAACTAAGGGAATTATGTCTCTTTTGAAGTTAGACAAGATAGATCCTTTTTTGAAAAAAGATTATTTAAAAAAGCTTGAAGGTGATTTAATTTCAAAAGAATTTGAAAGAATTGGGGTTGATGTGCCTTACGTTCAAAATAAATTAGAAAAAGCAATGAAGGGTTATAAACCTAAGCCTGAGGGTAAATTAAGAATGGAATTATTGTCAGGAGAAATATATGAACCAGGAAGAACAGGTCCTTTTACTCCTGGTATGGATACTCTTCAAATGCAGGAGAGTCGCTTAAATAGTTTGTTAAAAAAAAGCGAAATTAAAAAAGATCCTTATATTTTGAATCCGATGGAATATTATCAACTTTCTAAAAAAGATAAAGATTTTATAAAAAACGTAGTTAGAAAAAACTATCCTGACTTTGGTGTAAAAAGCGATGCATCTACCATGCGATCTCAAGCCATAGAACAATCTTATGATCGACTGCTTGATTTTGTTGGCAATAAATTGAGAAGAAAATCTATGGGAATTGGTAAATTTTACAGAAAAAAAGAGATAGACGATCAGTTTACAGATACAGTTTTAAATGAAGCTTTGAAGGAAATTGATTCAATTACTAAGTTTAGAGATCAGAGAAAAGTAGATTCTGTGTTTTCTGAATTAATGAAAAAACAACAAGGAAGATAAATGGCTAACCCATTTGACAATGTAGAAAAAGCCCTGACCCCTGATTCTTTACCAGAGGGTTCTGTAACCGTGGAGATAGAACAGACCACAGTTGCTCCAGAAGAAGTTAGTGTAATTCTTGATGATGAGGGTGGTGCAACGATAAATATCGGTGACGATGAACAAGAAGAAGTTTCTAAGCATGAAGAAAATTTAGCAGAAAAAATTGAAGATTCTGACTTAACAAAAATTTCTTTAGACATTCTTGATTTGTATGAGTCAGATATGTCGAGTCGTGATGCTTGGGAGAGGACGTATTCTGAGGGATTAAAGCTTTTAGGTTTCCAATATGAGGAAAAAACACAGCCTTTTCGTGGTGCATCAGGAGTTCATGTTCCGTTGATGACGGAAGCAATTATTCAATTCTGTGCTCAGGCTATGAAAGAGTTGATGCCATCTGGTGGTCCTGTAAGAACACAGGTTCTTGGCACTCCGACTAAGAAAAAAGAGCAACAAGCACAAAGAATCAAAGATTTTATGAATTACCAAATTACTACGGTGATGAAGGAGTACACTCCTGATTTTGACCAAATGTTGTGGTATGTAGGGTATGGTGGTTCAGCATTTAAAAAAGTTTATTACGATCAATCAAAAAAGAGATGCGTATCTCCATTTATTTTGCCAGATAACTTTGTAATGCCGTATGACGGTTCAAGCAATCCTTGGGAAAATGAGCGTTGTATTCAAATGGTTCAGATGTCTGGCAATGAGTTGAAAAAACGTCAGATTGATGGAACGTATAGAGATATAGATTTACAAGAAAAAACTCCAGAAATTAGTTCAATTCGTGAAGCTGAAGATCGTGTATCTGGTATAGATAGTAATGAAAGTGATTCAAACTACACTTTATTAGAAGCTCATATTCATTTAGATTTACCTGGTTACGGTAACAAAGATGGATTAAAACTACCTTACATTGTAACGATAGATAAAGATTCTGGAGAAGTTTTATCGATTTACAGAAACTATGACGAGGATGATGAAGATTTTACTCCACGACAGTATTTCATACATTATATGTTTTTACCTGGCCCTGGTTGCATGGGTTATGGTTTAGTTCACTTAATTGGAAACCTAACAAGATCGGCTACTGCCGCATTAAGACAATTGCTTGATGCAGGAACATTAGCTAATTTACCTGCTGGATTTAAGGCTAGAGGTTTACGGATTGCAGATGATGATAAACCGCTACAACCAGGAGAGTTTAGAGATGTTGATGCGGGAGGAGGTGATCTACAATCTTCGTTATTACCTTTACCATACAAAGAGCCTAGTCAAACTTTGTTTACGTTGTTAGGGTTTTGTATTGATATGGGTAGACGATTATCGAGCATTTCTGATATGCAAATTGGAGATGGTAATCAACAAGCAGCAGTAGGCACAACAATTGCAATGTTAGAAAGAGGTGCAATGGTTATGTCTGGCATTCATAAAAGACTACACTACGCACAAAAACTAGAGTTTGAATTAATGGCAAATGCTTTTCATAGGTATTTACCTGATGAATATCCATATGATGTGCCTGGTGCAGATCGAACTATTTTAAAAGAAGATTTTGATGAAAGAATTGATATTATTCCTAGTGCAGACCCGAATATTTATTCTGCTGCTCAAAGAATTACAATGGCTCAAACTCAGTTGCAGTTAGCTCAATCAAATCCTCAGATTCATAATATTTATGAAGCGTATAGAAGAATGTATGAAGCTTTAGGAACA